CAAAGCAGGTAAGTTCATTCGTTTTGAGAAAGCAAATGTTCTTTTTGCTTATGTTGGAATAGATTCTTTTAAGGTGATCGCAACCAACTATAGCGATAAGGAATTTGGCATTTGCCCATTATGTGGTAGAATTGACTTTGCTGTTCGTTGCTCCCTTTGTTCAGGAACAGGAAAACTTGAAATACAGTTGGAAGCAGAAAACGTAAGCAGAGAAAAGGAAGATTCAGATTATCAGAAATATACAACTGAGTTTTCGAACGATGAAATCTATTCAAAAAGTATTTTTAGTATCTGGAAACTTGATTTTAAGATCAGAACAAATTATATTTAGTATGTAGTCAGAGAAAAGATTCAATTTCAAAACAATTTTCAAGGAGGTTTCAGATGAGTGAGGAAAATGGTCAGGCAGTTGAGGGTCAGGTTGAAGCAGTTGTTGCAAAGGTGAAGACAGAGAAGCCTGAGACCGTGATGTTCAAGGATCTGATCGTTGGCGCACGATTCGCTCTAGTGACCAGCAATCGAGTCTGGATCAAGGCCACAGATGCAACAGCAACACCTGAAGTGGTTCGGGAAGATGGAAAAAGGATCCACAAGGTCCGAAACATGAAGGAGGACAAGGTCGTTAAGCTTGTCGCATAAACAATACCACAACATCGTTCTAAAATAGGAAAGGTAGATCTCAATTAAGAAATCTACCTTTCTTTTTACTATCTACTGTACTAATTTACGCGATCACCCAGTAGTCGTAGTTGAAATTGACATTGAACCGAACTGCATCATTGCTTCCATAATCTAATCCAACATCACTTACCATCGTTGGAAAAGCATTCTTGAAAGTAATTTTGTTAGTTTGTTCAGTTTTGTCATACTTGTACATGATCAGAATAATATCTTGAGCATATCCACCAACTCCACCAATTCCACGCTTACCGTTAGCAGTAGAACCACCAGCAGTAGCATCGTTACTTGGATTAGCATCAAACATTAACTGTTGCCACGCATACATTGCCTTCATTACTCCCTGGTCTTCATATTCCTCCAGGAGTAAATTAATTTGGTGGCTAAACGAGACTCTACCAGCAAAGAACTGTCTCATGCCCATGAAATTAGTTGGAATAGTCTCTACCCCCCGGCCCGGAAGTATCATGCTTCTACAACGAACAGTCATTCCTTCTGTACCATTAGCCCCAAGTGCTGAACCAACTATCTTATCTATTTGAGGGAAAGACACCTCCCACAAATATGTCCTCTGTATGTCGCCTACATTCTTGAGGCGCGCGTCAATGTGAAAATTTGTCATTTTTCTCTCCTGTTTAAGTAACTATATTAGATCCCCTGAATAACTTCGCTAAACGAGACGCCACTGGAAGTTATGATACTTCTCATGTTGATAAACTCCAAAACTTTTGTCGGCTGCAAGTAAAAATCCACATATAACTGATTGTTATCAATAACGATAGCTGGATTGTTGGTGGTGTCACAAATGACGAGGTAACTGTCTAATCCGCCACCAGCTTTAACTGTGCTCAAGAAACTATCAACTAAGTTAAAGATACGCAATCTTGTTGAACTATTATTCAATGAGAACAAGAACGGAAACAAAGTAGGTTCAATTGTGTTTTCAATGTAAAGTAACAATCTACGAACGTTAATTCTATCTAATGCTGATTTCTTCAATTGAGCAGTTTTCTGACCCCACATTACATCTCCGATGCCTTTAAAGTATCTGGAAGTGTTAATGTTTGAATCATATAGCTGACCGATTTCAGTAAAGCTAAATCTCTTGTACTGACCAGAAACAGGAAGTATTCCACGATTAACACCTGCTGGAGCTTCCCAAGTAGCTGCTACGTTGTCTGTTCTTGCCATCAAAACTGCGCCCATGATTGCTTTTGGTAAGTAAACGTTCTTATCATTGTAACCATCATAAACTGTATCCCAACCGGCATAACAAGCTACGTAGGATGGATTTGAGTATCCGTATGCTTCATCAAGTAGAATCTGAGCAACTGAAGTTCTAAGCAAGGATGCTGATTGAACTACTGCTATACAATCTTGTCTATTTTTAGCTAAAGTTGCTACTGTTTGTTTCACTGAAGTTGTATAATCAGGACAGATTAGAATATTTACTGTTACGTCTTCTCTGTTGTTGAAGTAACTCCATCCAGTTGAACTTCCGATGTTAGTGGCGCTTGCGTATGTGATTGCTCCGCCTGCTAATGCTACTACTGCTGTTGGGGTTGTTGCTCTTGAGTTAGTTGTTAAAGTGAAATCTGATGTTCCACATTTTGCGTAGATGTATTGAGAAATTCCGTTGATCAGATCACTCAGTTTAAGCTGTCTGTTATTTCCGTCAAGTTGAGAAGTAACTGTTCCGTAGTATACTTCTGCTGGACTTGCTGAAATAGTTGAGTAAGCAATGTTTGCCCAGACATCGTTATCGCCTTTTGTGAATACTTGAACTTTAACTACTTTCGATGCAATAGGAAATCCAGTAGCATAAGTTGCGGAAGTATAAGCTGACACCGCACTAGTAAAAGTATCATAGTTGTAAACCCAATCGCAGCTAGAATTAAAGGTTTCAATTGTAACTGCTACGTTGTTTCCATCTGTTCCAGGGCCTTGAACACCAATTAGTAAGGAATTACCAGTAGTGATTGCATTATCGAGACTTGAGATTCTGGTAAGAGTATCAGCATCAGTAGGAGCTACAGGAGAAACACCAGAAGTAGAAGCTACGCCTGCTGCAGTGAATTGAACGGTTGAATACTTATCACCGCTATTTGCATTTCTTACAACATAGAGTGAATTAGATTCTTGTAAGAATTGTAATGCTGCATAGCTACCGAATCCAAGTTCTGGAGTATTGCTATCGGTTGTGCTTGTTCCAGAAACGAAGACTGGAGTGCCGAAAGTGTCTACGAATTCTTTATCTGTTGCTATTAGGACTGGACGATAGACTGGACCTTTCTTTGAACAGATAACGATTCCACCAGTTGAAGTTCCTGCTGGAGAAGTTACTTCAGAGATGTCAATCTCCTGGCGATAGATTCCAGCAGTTGATCTTTTTGTAAGTGCCATATTGTTTACTCTCTTTCACTCATTTCCTACGATGATTACCTTTCACGAATTCTATGAACGCTAATTAACTTTGCTTTGTCGTTTTCTCAGTATTGCTTGTCGTATTGCCCAAATATGATGTGGATGTAAAGTTTTCATATTCTTCTGTAAATGTGCTTCTAACTGTTCTGCAGAAGAAGTTTTGATTAATCCAGAAACATCATTCATCTCTGAAATGAATTGTTTGAATCTCATGCTCCGACCTTCTTATTCCAGACGCTATTTGGATTTGCTTTTCGCCACTCATCTCCAATTTTCTTACGTTTGTTTACTATTGCATTTCGAATGTTATTTTGATGAACCCAGTGCAAGTTAGGATTCTTCTTCAGATGAGTTTCTAATTCATCTGCTGAAGATTTCTGTATCAAATCTGATATTTCTTTGTTTTCGGTGATGAATTGCTTAAATTTCATTTTCTTTCCTTAGTTCCACTTTCAAAAAGTATTTATAAAGTATCTCTATCAATTTTAGTTTTAAGAAATTCAATATCTCTTACGTTATGAGATTCGAATGTTCTGTTTGGTTTATTTTTGTGTGTAATGATGTACTTTCCATCGATTAGAGAGATTACTGTGATGGTGTCGATTACTGTTCCCCCAAGTAGCATCTGTTATCTTAACTATTGTTTGTAGCGAATCGGAATAAGGATAAATGCTATCAGGAATCCACTTATCTTTGATTGGAGTTGCTGCTACGATTGAAAACAAGAAGAAGCATAAGAGAACTTTCTTCATTTCTTAAACTCACTTTGTAGAACTTTAGCTAAATGTTTACAAACGTATACTTTGTTATCTGGATTCGTTACAATCGAAGGTTCTTTGTTATGATCGAATGGTGCTTCTTCTTTGTACTTCTTCGGTAACTTCCAACTCGCTAACTTGTTTTTATTCATTGCATAGTATTGACGATAGTTGAAATCTTTGCAATCACAGAAGACTTGCTTGATATCTTTTGTTTCTGGATCGTAAGTGATGTATCCAGTATGAGATTTGTTTTCAGTTGAAGGATCTGAGTTAACTTTGAATTCTAATCTATCGTTGCTATGTCCGTGCCCACCTGTTAGATGTTTTACTTTTGTTGATTCAATGTTAACATCGTAAATTGCTTTCATGATACGTTTGCTGTCAGTACCATGAAGCAAATCTTTCTTTGAGATTTCAGTTAACAGTGAATAGAATGTAGTAAATCGCATAAGTTTATTTTGCAAGAGGGAAATCAGTTGAAAAGTTATCAGGAGTTTGTATTGCGTCCTCGTTAAAAGATTTGTACTTCTTAGCTACCATCTTCAGTAAATCTTTTGGATAGCGATTAGTATCCATGCTTACGTGATGTCCATTGTTATCTTTCTTTGTTCCAAGATGTCCAGAACGATATCTTTTAGAGAAATCTTTAGCGTCTGTTTCATCTTTGAATGAGAAAGAAGTAGAAGACTGTTCTTTGAGTAGGAAAGATTTAAATCGCATTCTTTTTCTCCAAAGTTTTCTGTACTAAATGTGCTCCAGAAACTAATCCATTCGCAATACAGTAGATCCAAATAACTGAATCTGGAATTTCTTGTAATTGCATTTTTGATAAAGTTAATCCAGTCCAGCAGC